AACATCTATGATCTCCTCTATAAAAAACTTAAAACTATGAAGACCTGTACAGATGCTATCTAAGCCCCGAGTCTCGAAGTAGTCATTCGTATCTAACCTTCCAGGAATCTTACAGATTCGTCGAAGCTTAAAAATAAAGTCTCCATATAATATAAAATGTCTGGTGGTATTGCCCAACTCGTTGCTGTCGGTGCCCAGGATGTGCACCTTGTAGGTCAGCCCGAAGTCAGCTTTTTCCGGTCTACGTACAAGCGTCACACAAATTTTTCCCAAACTGTCGAGCGTCAGGTCATTCAGGGCAACGTCTCGAACAATGGTATGTCCACCATCCGCTTCGAGCGCAAGGGGGATCTCCTCAACTATGTCTACCTCATGCCCATCAAGTCAGATGGTACCCAGTCCAACACCGTCCCCAATTGGATCACCGCCGTTTCCAAGGTGGAGCTCCTCATCGGTGGTCAGGTGATTGACGAACAAGATTCGGTCTACTCCACCCTCATCGCCCCCACCCTTTCGGCGACCTCCTCCGCTAAGTCGGTCTCTGGTGACCTCTACGGTGGCTCAACCAACGAGCGGTTCTACCCTCTCCGATTCGCATTCTGTGAGAACTGGCAGACCGCCCTCCCCCTCATCTCGCTCCAGTACCATGATGTGGAACTCCGTATCACTTGGGGTGCCGCCGCGGATACCTACAAGTGGGAAGTCTACGCCAACTATGCCTACCTGGATACCCAAGAGCGTGAGATGTTCGCATCCAACCCCCAAAACATGCTCATCACACAGGTCCAGAAAGCGATCTCCTCCGGGTCCAAGACACAGGAACTCAACTTCAACCACCCCATCAAGTACATCGCCGCCTCCAACGTGACCGCCGTGAATATGTGCCTCGACACGAACAAGATCAAGCTCCAGATTAACGGTACCGATGTTTCCGACTTCAAGTTCGCGAACCCCAACTACACGTCGGTTCCCCTCTACTACCACACCTCCCACGGGAGCTCCGCCCCAGGTGCCAAGTTGTTCACGTACCCTTTCTGCCTCGAGACGGGTAAGCTTCAACCCACCGGGTCGCTCAACTTCTCGCGTCTCGACTCGGCTCGCATTGTCAACGACACTCTGGTTAACACGGATGATATCTACGCCGTGAACTATAACGTCCTCCGTATCGAAAACGGTATGGGTGGCCTTTTATATTCTAACTAAATACTAAAGATGTATCTCACAATCCTTTTTTTTATCGCCATCGCTTTTGTATTGACGTACGATCCTAAATCCAGGACACTCGAAAAGTTTATCGGGCAACCGATACCCTCTACCGAGAAGTCTTGTCAGCCTACGCATTACGAAGCCGTTCAATTCGGGCAGACTGCCTACCAGTGCCCCCCACCGGGTAAAACATCCATGGGTGTAATTACTTAAAAAGAAAACACCATACACATGTATATGATTGCACTTAACCGTGAGAATATTATGATGATTGCGACGATCGTATGTGTCGTCGGTGTTATTTTCCTGCTCCGCGAGCTCAAGAAGACTAAGGAGGAACTCTACGAAATTAAGGATTTCTCGGATGAGGTCATGGAAAAGCTCAACTCCATCCAGGAGGACTACAACAGTGAAGATGAAGATGAACCCACTGTAGTTGAAGAGAAAGAATAAACATATCCACTTAATATAACTTGCGAATGCGCAATGAAAAAATACAAAGCAATCGCTATACCAGTCAGTTTTGCCGATGGTAAACCAAGATTCCTCACGGTTAGGGATTATCGGTTCAAGGAGTGGATATTCGTCACGGGAGGGTGTCGAAGGAGGGAAATATTCAACCCGATTCGGTGTGCTCTACGGGAGTTGGAGGAGGAAACGAGGGGGGTGATAGCATTAAAGAGTGGTGAATACACAGAATTCAAGTTTATACACAAGGAGAGTCCAACGGTGGATTTGGAGTATAATGTATTCATATTCTTCGTGAACTATACACGCTCACAACAATACGAGTTCACTAAGAAATTTTTCGAAGAGAAACAGAAGACGAACGTGAAGAAAGCTTTACACCAACCCTATAAGAGGACATTCGATGAGAATGATTTCATGAGTTTTGATACACTCGAAGAATTCAATACACGTAAACGATGGAAGTTGATAGTGGATAATGTGATTAAGAATCCAGAGTTCTATTCGTGTATAACTTCTTTGAATAGAAAAACATTCTCTATTAAATAATGAAGTCCAAGGCGTATGTGTTGATGCAGATAAAGGAACTCCTCGATACGAACAGGGGGTTGTGTGAGGAGGAGATTGAACAGTGGATGGAGGAACACAAAGAAACGACAGTCTATGAACTCCTCGTGATCAAAAAGGAATTAGCTGAAAAAAAGATTTTCCAAGACGTCTCTTGTATGAACTGGTTTAGAGAAAATGAACAATAAATATATATGTTTAAAAATTGGTGCGTATCCCAAAAAATCAATGGCGCGACCAATCTATCACATGTGCTCATGGACGGTGGCGTCCTTTCCGTGCCATTTGATAAATTGAATGACTTTTATGAAAAGTACATAGAAGCGATCGTATCTGGTGAAAAACTGTTCGTAGTGGAACAGAAGACACCAGTGTACAATTTCTTTGTGGACATAGACTACAAAGATACAGAATCACTCTCGATAGATGAGATCAAGTCTATATGTAAAATCATATGTGATAAGGTGAAACGATACGGTGGTAAAGAGTGTATCATATCCGTCTCACCACCGAAATCGTGTGGATCCTTGATAAAAACTGGCGTCCACCTAAACTGGTCGGGGTACGTCGTAGATCAGGCTTCGGCGGTCGCTCTCAGGGAACACATCCTCATCGCACTCTCGAAGGCGAAGAGTTCGATCGACTGGAATGAAATCATCGACGCAGCTGTTTACGGTGATTTACACAGGAAAACCAAAGGGAGTGGTTTCAGGATGCCGTGGTCGTACAAAAAGGCGAAACACGATCTATGTGAGGGTCGGGGGTGTGATACATGTGAGGGTGGTAAAATAGATCAATTATCGTACCTCCCAGTGTTTATGTACACCACAGAACCCTTGAGTACGATCATTCGAATCGATTCAACCCCTAACATTGAAATCCTAAAAATGTCTATGATTCGCACGAATGCCCCACAAAACGCATTTGTGGATACACCTTCTATGGCGATTCGGGATGGGGCGGTGTTCACAAAGGATGAGATCAAAGATGAGGTTCAGGATGATAGTGTTAAATCCAGACTCGAGAGTTTTGTTCAGACCAACATGGAAGGTCAAGGTGGGTCTTACATCACGAAGTTGTTTAAATTCAAGAATACCTATTTAGCCTCTACTACATCAAAATACTGTGAAAACCTAAAAAGGGAGCATGGTTCGAATCATATATGGTTCATCATCAGTGGTCAGTTCATCGCCCAGAAATGTTTTTGTCGCTGTGAAACGATCCAGTGTAGACGAGACGGTTTTTGTAAAGATTTCTGTGGACGTAAACACAAACTTTCATCCATTATCCTAAACGATTTGTATCCAGATAAGCAGGAGCTCCAGAAGTGTCCCGAATTAACGAAGCGTGTAGAGAAACCCCAGTTTAACCGGCGTGACGCTAAACCCAGGGTACAGGCGTTCATCCAGAAGTTTATGGTGGGTCAAGAGGGTACGACTGTCGTGGATATTTCGAAGAATAAGACGAATTATATAGCTCTCACCACGTCAACGTATTGTGAATCAATCAAAGGTGAACACGGAGACTGTGTGATGTCCTATACGATAAAAGGGAATAAGATTACACAGGCGTGTCCCAAATGTAAAGGAAAGAAAAACACGGCGAGAACATACACGCTCATCGACAGTGACCTCGTAAAATTACTTAAACAATAATACCATCTACATTATAGATGGTTACCACACGTACCCGCTTAGGAAGGAATATAAAGAAACCTGAATTTTTTAAGCCTGTAGAAGATGTTCTTGAGGATGACTACTGCGACGATGACCATGATACCGACTTTGATTCTGAAATCGACACGGAGGATGAGGAGGATTTTTCGACTGATGAAGACGAAGAAGAAGAAGATGCGGATGAAAACGGAAATCTCAAGGACTTTGTGGTAGACGATGAAAGCGAAAGTGAGGAAGAAGACGCTTAAAAAAAAGACGTTATATATTAAAAAATGGAAACAGACATTGGTAACCCCATTGAATATAGCCCCACCATTAATGAACATAAAGATGATGAAAATAAAGAAGAGGAGTATTATTTTCATCCATCCGAAGCATCGAATTACCCGCAACAGCCCATGTATCAACAACCCCATCCCCAACCCCAACCTCAAGAGTCATTCGATCTGTTCAAGAATGTCGACAAGTCTACCTGGATCATAGCATTCGCCGTGTTTTTACTTGGTTTTTTTATGGGGAAAACCATGCAGCCAGTGATTCTCAGGTATACTTGAGTATGGTGCGAAATCCCTTGTCTTACCGGCAATCTTTACCATTTTCCCACTGGTGTCCCTTTTCATGAGCTGAGTTGGAAACCTGGGTATGATGAACGCATCAGCTGTGTCCTCGACGAAGCCATATGTAGTACTGGCTTCAGGTCTTATTTTCTTTTCCATTTTGTTTTTTGAATTCCGATTTGATCCAAAAAACAAAACAAAGAACATACCCGTCATTATGACTGTGACGAGTATGGAAATCATTTATTACTATATGTGAATATTATTTACGCGGTTGGCTCTTCGAGTTTATCCTCAACCTCTCGCTGTTTCTGGCGCGCCTCGACCTCAGCGGCAACGATGGCGTCAGCCTCCTTGACCAGGTCCTCCATCGGGGAGTCGGGCTTCTCCTTCTTGAGACGCTCCAGAACCTCAGCGGGGTGAGAAATCGGTGCCTCATCAGGTTTGGTGTAAAACTTGGAATTCTCGTCACCGGCACTGTACGAAACCTTTGTATCTATCATACCCTGCTTACGCTCCTGGAACATACGAGCAGCCTGAGACTGGTTTTCCTTGTAACCGACCATGATCTCCTCGAGCTTCTCGTTCGTGTAATGAACATCATCAATCTTGCTGGGATCAGGAGGGATCAGGAGCCACTTGTATTGCTCCACAACATAGATGTCGAATGTGGGATCCTCTTTCTGGAGACGCTTCGCATGGTTCGCAGCTTCATCGCGTGTGGAGAAAGCACCACGGAGTTTGATACCGTATTTATCAGTCTTCTGAGGACAATCAGGTCCAATAATGGAAATACACGCGAAGACTTGTCCGGGAACGGTGGTGTAGTCAGTTTCAAGAGACATTATATCTTTTTTAGGTGGATAAACTTTAAGCCTTTTCAGATACCTAAGTGTTCGAATAGTACAGGAAAAAACAAGTCAACATGTTTCTCAACGACGGTACTCCTCATCACGATGGTATAGCCAATGAACACTACACCATTTATATGATCAATCATAACCCAAAACTCGCACCAATTCGTGAAAAGTTGGGTCATCTCGTTCACATGGGTGGTACGCAGCAAAACCCTGACGCCATGTGTCTCGCGACAGGAGTCAAGGTATCATTAAAAAACAAGGAATCTGAAAGTGGGTCATTTGACTGGAAAAACATGTCTTTCGTTGATGACGAATTCGGTGCTCTTCACAAATCAATCATTCAGTACTACAAACAGTACCCAGATGATGAGAATGATGTCCGGGGTATGTACAAAAAACTATTTCACACGATTTCAAAGACCCTCGATACAGGTTCGATGCTCAAGCGCGTCCTCGACGGACACGATTCTGAGTGGATTGTTTTGAACTTCAAACAAAAGAGAGAGATGATCCTATTTCACCGCGATGAACTCACCGAGATGTGGAAGAACCCGGGGGAGTGTATGGTTCGAAACGGGTGCGCCAGTGGGAAGATTGAGGGGACACCCAACCTTCGCATGCGTGTATGTTTGAACAATGGTGTCCGCGCCCTACTCGGACGAGGTTCCACCATATGTGTGAAGATCCAACAGGATCAACCACGTAAGCTCTTGGCTCAGCTCAAGAACTCTATTCGGTGCGCGTACTAATTATAGCCGTATTATCGTTTTTATCAATAAGAATACAAGATCGTTTCAAGTTTTTTGCTGCTTTTCCGGTCGTCCCCGATCCACACATGGGATCGAGTACGGTATCCCCTTCATCTGTGGAGATTGAGATGATTCGTTCGAGGAGTTTAATCGGTTTCGTGGTGGGGTACGTTCGTAACTCGGAACCCTGGCTGATTGAGTGAATATCGTCCCATAGATCAGTACATGGTTTTCCCTCAGTCTCATGGAGATAAATCTTCTTGTATAGTTTCGAATTCTTTGTCTTTGGTGTGTGAATTCTGTTATCCACCCTAAGGCGCTCGAGTTCTTCTTGTTTAATTCGCCACCCAGATGGTGGGTCATACACTCGATCTCCAAATTCAAACGTGTAGATGTACCCCTTTTTTGTATTCTCTGTGGCGAGATGCCCCAAAGAATAGTTTCCCCTATCATCTTTGTTGTTGAATGAATTCTTCACGTACATCTCATCCCTCGATTGGTACACGAGATTAAACTTTGGTTTAGTTGATGTGCTACATCTAAAAATGATATCGATGGTCGCTCCGAGTTTATGTTTCACATTATTCTTGGAGCGACACTTTTTCCAAAAAATTGGTTGAACGTATTTAAACTTCTCCCTCAGAATCTGTTCGGGTGTAAACATCTTTTCAGCTGAGATATGAAAAAAGAGAGACCCATCTTTCTTCAGTTTTGGAATACATTTGTCTATGACCTGCTCGATGAAGTCTTTATAATCCCCACCCTTCCAGGTATCTGTAAACCCCGTGGAGTTATCATGGGACATTGTGTAATCACGACCACTATCGAACGGTGGGTCGAGATAAATCACGGCGATTGAACCATCCTTTACGAGACTGAGTTTTTCTAAACAGTCCCCGATGATATATTCCATTACAACATGTACACTGATAAACTTTAACCTAAGTAACAGTATTAAAAATACAAAAACATGTCTGAACATGGAAGAGATTCGTAAGAATCACAACGAGGCGAAGAGGGTTTTGATTCGCTCGGTGGCTCGAGAGGGACAACACATCCTCGATGTTGGATGTGGTTTTGGTGGAGATCTTCAGAAATGGCACAATTGTGGTGTGAATATTAACATGTGTGACCCCGAACCCTCAGCACTTGAGCAGGCTCGAGAGCGCGCAAAGAATATGCGCATGCGAGTGAATTTCTATGAGGGTGATATCCATCAGTGTCCCCATCGGAAGTTTGATGTCATCTGTTTCAACTTTTCACTCCACTATATATTCGCATCGAGAGATTTGTTTATGAGTTCTCTCAGGGAAATTAAGAAGCGTGTAAAACACGGGACCTATCTTGTGGGTATCATTCCGGATTCAGAAAAGATTATATTTAAAACACCACTCATCGATGATATGGGAAATTTTTTCAAGTTGAAGGACCATGGGAATGGGGACTTTGGTGAAAAGTTGTTTGTACAC